CTTCTTGCGCCTTAGCTGCTTTGGCTGCTGCTTTTGCTTGTTCGGCTTTGGCTTTAGCATTTTCCTTTGCCGTTTCAGTATCAGTTATTGTGCTTTTTGAGTTTGCTAAATTTGCCTGATTAACTTTAAGTTGCGCTGCTGAAAGTCCATTTAAAGCTGGCATGGTGTCATTAATAATATTGCTAGTGAATTTAGTTGCACCCTCAATTGTCTGACCTATACCTGCTGCTGTATCAACCCAAATATTTTTACTATTTTCAAATCCAGATTTAAGAGCTTCGAACTTTTCTGTAAATGATCCACCTGTAATCATCCCTCTTACAGAGGTCAATACTTGGTTTCCAATTTTAAAAAAGCCTACAATTGCTTGTATAACTACAGATATAGAACTCGCCACACCAACGATAGCAACCCCAACCACCTTTGCGATTACCCCCACCGTATTTAGGACTGTACCAAAGCTGCCGCTTTTTATAGCCCCTTCAACAAAGTATTGGATTAAATTGCTTAAAATTGGAGTTACTTGACTAGCTAACTGATTCTTAAAACCTTGAAACTGGGTGCCTAAAGCTTGTGTTTGTGCGTTCAATAGTAATGACTTCTCAATACTTTCTTGAGTTCTTACAACTCCAGCTTCTCGCAACTGATCGCCATACTCTTTCACCAGCGCCGAATTATTTGCAAATAATGGAGCTAAATCACCCAAATCACTTGCTAGTGACTCCAATACAAAGCGCTTTTCGGCTGCGGTTGCCCCCATGTCATCCAGCTTGGTAGTAATTTGGCCTAATGCATCAACCGTATCCATTGTTGAGAGCTTTTTTGCAAAATCATCAATCTCTTTTGCTGACATTTTTGTGTTGTTGGCGAGCATTTCAAAGAAGTCTTTTGCCCCGCCCCCTTTTGTTGAGGTGTATTCGCCCAGCTTCTCAGAGGTATCAGCCAAAATATCACTTAGCTTTTCTTGCTCAACACCAAAGGCACTTGCAGCCCCTGCTACAATTTGGAAATTTTCAGCAGAAGTTACAGCTCTTCTTGATAGTTGATTTAGCTGTGCATCTGCCTTTGCTAATTCAATTGCCATTTGCCCAAGTCCGCCAGCGGCTAGAACTGTGCCACCTACAGCCATCCCAACAAGTGCAGCGCCAGCCATTACAACACCACCACGCAAAGCCCCCAGCTTGCCAGTAACCCCTTCAATTGCAGATCCAATTTGAGTGCCGCCAATTGCATCTTGTATTTGGTCACCAAAACTTTTAAAAGACTTCTTTATATTGTCTGAAGTTTCTTTTGCTTTTCGTTCTGCTTGGCTCATACCGTTAACAAATGAACCAACTTTTGCAACCAGATCAAGTGTTAAACGACCTAAAGAACTAGCAGCCATTTACTTTACTCCCGGCAATAAAAAACCCCACTTAAAGTGGGGTTTTTGACTAGATATAAACTACCAATCTTTATTGGATGACTCAGTTTGAATTCCATTTTTGAAATCTTTAACAACGCTTTTTAATCCAGCTTGAATAACTTCATTGTCTTTTTCAGGTACAGTCTGGAATTCTTGCCCCGCAGCTACAAACTTTGTTGTACCTTTGGTATTAATTTTTAAACTCATATCATTAAAAGAGATGCGTGCCTTATTGTCTTTGGTATCTACTTTGATAGTAAAAACTAACAAGTCGTCCTTGCGCGCCATACAACTCCAAGCACCCTGACAAGGAAATTGCATATTTCCTTTACCTATAATGGTTCCTGTTGCTGCATCCTCGTACTGAATGACTGAGTTTGCAGACTTAAACGACTTAGCTATCCAAATTTTAGAAGAATCAAAAATTTGTTTTTTTGCCATATTTGGAAGCTCTACAACTTCCACATATTCACTTATAGGAACTTGTTGCGCTGAGACCGTAACACTAAACAAAGCAATAAATAGAAAAATAACTTTTTTCATGAGCACACCATTTGTTATGAAATTTTGTTTAATCTAACAAATGGCGTATTCGTTGTCATAAAAAATAGATTATTCCTCTACCAATCTTTCTAAATATTCTGCCAAGCTTAGCTCTTCTTTCTGCTCATGCGGCATGAAAGACAAAGCATCAACTTGCTCAGGATTTTTAGAATGGCTTCTGATATAAATTGCAGCCAAATTACCTATAGCCTGCTCAATCCTGCGGCCAAGAAAAAGAGAGCCTCGTCTCATGCGGTAGGCTCTCCAGATCCTAAGCTCTTTTAAGCTTATCTTTTGCTGCGCTTCTTCAATGGTAATTCCGATTCCAAGGGCAAGTTCGCACCAGAATTCGTATTCGTCAAGTTCTTCTTCCGTGACTTTCCCATGAAGTTATTCACTTCATCGGCCACTGCATAAAGTGACTCAATGAAAGGGATTTCAGAATCAAGTACATCTTGAACAGATTGAAAGAACGGCGTGCCTTTGGCATCTTCACACACCGAACCAAGTAAATGCCCCGCTTGCATACGCTTAACACTTACTGATTTAAGCTTTGATTCAGCAATATTTTCTTCATTAATTTCCCAATCATAAGCTTTTGAAATTTCATGAAGGTCATTAAAGGCCAGCTTTTTAATAAAAACTTGCCCCTCTACTTCTGCTTTTTCACCTAGAGTTAATTCACGTTCTAGCTGTTTGGTAAGAAAATCAATATTTTCTTCTGTTACCTCTACAACCCATTTAACAGTTCTTTCAACGGGTGCGCCAATTTTGGTGACTTTTTTAAATGCTTTGATGTTCGACTTTGTCATTATGGGGCCACCGTGCGTTTAGTTCGGGTTACTTTTGAAGTGCGTACAAGGTTATATTCATAACCCCAAACTGCATCCACTTCGATATCATTAGGGGCTGCATCATTCAAATATCCCTTGAATGATAACCAAGTACGATCATCAGGAAGGTCAATACCTGTTGTTTCGTCATAAGTTGGAGCTGTTTTTGAGTTACCCGAACCTACATACCAATCTAGCTTTTCACCAGACTCAGCAATTTCGGCTAATTTGTCATGACTTGTGTTCGTGTCATTATAATCAATGCCGAATGACCCTTCTCCCGGATCTCGCATACCGCGTTCATACTCTTTGGTATCGGCCTCAAGACAGGTAACGTCTAATTTACTGAACGAATCTTGACCGAAGGCAATTTTCTTCATACAAACAAAACGAACTACTTGCCCATCAATTACAGTAAATACCTGTGTACCTTGCGTTTTAACATTAGCCATTAAGCGCGCTCCTTAATTTTTGGCATAAAAAAAGCACCCGTTTGGGTGCTTACTAAAAAGGTTTGTTTTCTATCTAAGTTTATATTCGACACATTTGTTAATTGCTTGAGGCATTAATCTCCCGCCAATCACAATGTTTTGAACAAGCACCTCATATTTTGAGCAAATCCATTCATTTTTATTTAATTCAATTTTTTGACTCGTAAATTCTTTCCAGATTTCAAAACCTAGAAGTGCAAAACATAGGAATATCAATAGTGATATAGTCAACTCAACAATAGGTAATTTCATTTTTAATTCCTATTCACAATCCAACTTACATCAAATGATAAATGTGGCATACCAGTCACCGAGTCTTCATCTGATTCGCCATATCGAACCACATAACAATCAAGCTCAATCGCAAAGCGTAATGCTTTTGCAACTTGATCAACAACATCATCGTCAGTTGCATATATATCAATTTGAATAATTACACTGTCAGAATCAGGTCTTGAATCTAGATTATTATTAGAGCCGCCTGTTATCGTTTGCCATGTGACATAGGGGGCTTCTGGCTGCTCTGGAGCCTTTCCAAAACGCCACACCCGCAAAATACCATTACTCTCAAGAAGAGATCTCACGGCTAGATCGGCTTTAGCTATTTTAAATATTGGGATATCAATCATTAAGCAGCACCTAAAACAACATCTAGCTCAAACTTAAAAACTTGAACAAATATATCTGTAACTTGCTCAATATTTTCGTAAAGCGCTGGACGTAAAAATGGGGTAGCAGGTTGTCTACTGGTTCCAAATTCAAGAAATCGCCAATAAAAAACGCTTAAATCAATCTGATAGGTTTTACCGACTCGACCAGCCCGTCTATTTTGAGCATTATTTGTATAAGGAACACGAGCACCGCCACGCACCCCCACCCTCATAACTAAATAATTTTTATTTCTGCTTCGGCCATTTTGAACAACAATCTCTTTCCAGATTTTTTGTGGAGTTGATGGATCATCTAGCTGTTTAACCTTGGCCCTTGCTTTATCTCGAACAAGATTCATGCCTTTACGCATTGCTTTTCTTGCAATTCGTTTTACTGTCTTATCATTACCAATTGCCCGCATTTTTCTTAACGCTGGCTCTAAGCCGTGAATTTCGTTTTCCATAAATCACCCATTCCATGCTTTATCCCCAGTGGATAAATTTATAGTTAGGTATTCACGGCGCGAGTCTGGATCTCGCATAGGATTACCATCAATCTTGTAAAAGTACCCATCAAAAAGGACTCGCATAGTGCTATCTATTAGCTTAGTGGTTCCGCTATAGCGAACTTTTGCACGAGCCTGAATTGTACTATTGGCAGCCTTAGCTGCTATATGGTCGCGGGTTGAAAGATCGGTAACTTCTGCAAAAATAGTTTTAAAATTTTGCCAGTTTTGTATCAGTTTTCCTGTTACTGGATCCTGTGTATTGATAGATCTTTGTACTGTAATACGATGTTTGAGTTTTCCTGCTTGCATTAGCTCACCCCCAATTCAGTACGGAACGGGTGTAAATGCCACTCAGCCCCTTTCGGAAGCTCGTATATGTTAGACGTTGTTAAGTCCTCTCTATTTTCATAAAGATTTCCCAAGATAAGTAATACCCCGATTTCGATTGATGGATTAACAAGAATCCCAAGGCTGATCATCTTTGCTTGACGAATTGCTGTATCGTAATTAAGTGAGGCTGTCAGAATAAACTTATCGACCAATTCTCTATCAAGTGCATTTGCAAAACTTACATCTTGGTCATACTGAGTTTTTGCCTCAGAAAGAATTAAAGGTATTTCTTCTTTAGCCAAATCCAGTGCAGCTTTGTCTAAATAAAAGTTCCTATTTAAATATTCTTTAGCTATTCGCTCTGCTGAGTCCAGTTTACTTGCAATGTCATTGTCAATGTCTTCATCGACACGCAAGTGAGCCATAGCCCTATTTATTGAAATCACCGACATGACATTGCCCTAATTATTCTGGTTTTGTTTCTTCATTTGGTGTCTGCGTGTTTTCATCAGATTTTTTTACATCTTCTGAGCTATTGGACCCAGCATCTGAACCTTTGGTTTCATCACCATTAGCACCGTTTTCCTCTTTTGGTGGCTCTGCATTTTTACCTTTACCACCTTTGCCACCCTTACCAGTTTTTGGCTTTTGATCTGGATCAGTTTCAATTGATTCATTACCATCTTCCAAAACAGCCAAACCTTTTTTGATAAGCTCTTCGGCCGTTTGATGTGAGAACTCGCCAACCTCACCAGATTTAAAAAGATGAGTACCCATCTGGATTACATCAAGAAATTTAACTTTCATGCTTTTGTTACTCCAAAAGAAGAGAGGGTATTAACCCTCTCATATTCAAATTATGCTGCTGGTACTGGGAAAGTACCTTTCACGAATGCTTCTGGGCGATACACAGCAAGTGCAAGACGCTCTTCACAACGAACAGAAATCATGTTCTTTTCAAAGTCATCTTGGTTTTCTGTAGAAATCACCACATTTGCATCTTCACGATCAAAGATTTGAGCACCTTCTGCAAAAGCACCAGTTAAGAATTTTCCATCTAAGCCTGCCTGATTTGTTTCTGCTACTGGCAAGCCCCACAATGACGGAGTCATGGTTCCAAATGGACTAGTAAACAAGTAAGCACCAGTAGTGTCTTTAAGAAGTTGGATAGCGGTCCAATCTTTAGAGTGTAAAACTGTACCCGTGGCGTAATACTCAGCTAATGCAGCTTGGAGCATAGCTAAGCGGATAATGTCCACCTTGGTTGGGTTCGCAATGGTGATTGGCGCGCTATATGCCGTTGCTTGGGTATAAATACCGTTTAGGTTATTCCCAACCCCTGAGCCAAATAAAAGCTGAGTGTCTTCTGCACGCTTCAAGCCGTTTAACATACGGTTATTGATGAAGCTTTGTAATTGAGGCAAGTCATCAAGAATTTGCTTTGATGCTTTCAACATGTGAGCAATAGTTTTGACACTTTCTAGCACTTCTTCAAAATCGATTTCTGAGTAAGGCTTAGTTGTGTTTTCAGGAACCAGTGCAGCATTATTGGTAAATCCAGTTTCACGCAAATAAGCGATAGCATTTGAACCAGTGCGACCCGGTGCAAGTAAGTCACGAATTGTTAAGCGCTGATTCGGCTTTGCAATAATCGGGGTAGTGCCATCAACTGGATTTACAGCGAAAGAGATCAGAGCATTACGTGGTACATTCACATTTAAGCGCTGACCTGCACGAACATCTTTTGTGAAGTCAACTAAAGACTCATCTTTTACAACTAAATCACCAGCACGATCATATGTACCGTTATTATTGTTGCCATTTTTACCAATTCGGGCAAACATTTGCTCAGCTTCACCCAATTGAGTTTGTAACTCATTTTGAGTTTGGCGAAGAAGATTGAGATCTGTTAACTTTTCATCAACTTCTTGTTTGGTTTTTTTAGAAAGCTCACCAGCATTTTTAGCTTCTTTTAAAGCATTTTCAGCAATTGGTTTGACTGTCTCATTTAGTTCTTTAAGTGACGCATTTACTTGCTTAAGTTGTTCCGCTGCTTGGTCGTTAGTAAGGTTAGACATAAATTTTACTCACAAAAAAACCACCTCAAAGGGTGGTTATGAATTAAAGGAATATTGGCTTAGAATTTTCGAGCAGCGTCTTGCATGTCTTTTATTAAGCCGGATAAATCAATACTAGCGCTTGGCGTAGTTTCTTCTTTGGCAGCGCTTGGCGTGCCCTTAAAATCTTTCATAAGGGTGCGGCGATCATTTCGACTTACTCCAGCTTTTGCCATGATTAAATCTATTTTGTGCGCTGCAATTCGATCTCGTGTTGAATTACTTGTGGACTCTTCAACGGCATCTGAATCAAGGTAACTATCAGCAAAACCTTGCTCAACTGAGTTTTTGCCGTTAATCCATGCCTCTTTATCCATCTGAGCTTTTAACTCATCAATGGTTAAACCTGTACGGATGCTGTAGATATCTGCAATTGTTTCGTCAATTTGCTCCAGAAAGTCCGCTGTTTCTCGCATATCGTTGCGATTACCCCAAACCCCTGTCCAAGCATTATGAATCATGAAAAAGCCCGCTCGCGCGATCTGGATTTCATCTGCGGCCATTGCAATAAAAGAAGCAGCCGAAGCAGCAAGGCCAAGCACCCGGACAGTAACATGACCCTCATATTCTCGAAGCAGGTTGTAAATTGTTAGCCCTTCAAAAACATCGCCACCCGGTGAATTGATATTCACCACAACATCAGATCCATTCATTGAACTTAGAGCTGCACTTATTCGCTTAGCTGTAACACCCGTATCAGTCCACCAGTCATAGCCAATGGGGTCCATAATGCTAATAGTGTTATCACTTTGCTCTGCCGCCTTAATTGCTGGATTCCAACGATCAAGCGCAAGCGGCATAGAAAACCCGTGTTTTTCAGCCTTAAATTCAGCTTTAGGTAATTGATCTCGCTTACCCATCGGTAATCCCCTTTTTGTAATTTGTTCCAACTTGGTCCAGCGGAATTAATGCAGATTGAATTGTGTAAACTTCCCCACCTGGTATAGGCGGCAAATTTTCTTTTGCCCGAATCTCATTTCGATTCATCCAGCCATTTGTAGAAGCAGATGCGTAGTATTCAGAACGAGTTTTACTATCAGCTCTCAATAAACCTTCAATATTGAAGCTCACAAAATAAATATCGCTTTCAGTACGGCCTATTAAACAACGTGATATTTCTTGCTCAATGTTTACTAGCAAGGGGCGCAATGAGTACTTTAAAAATTGCAAATCTTGAGCCTCTGCGGATGCTGCCCAAGAGCTTTGTTTATCAAGATGACCGATCATAAAAGGAGGTACACGGAACCAGCGGCAAATTTCCTCAATCTCAAAACTTCTTGTTTCAAGCATTTGTGCCGCTTCTGGATTCATGGTGATACCGTTATAGGTATAACCATTTTCAAGAACCATTACCTTTCCAGCATTTTTTGAACCCATAAAGGTTTCAATATTCTTTTTGAGTTGCTGCCTTTGTTCTGGAGTATTTGTTTTGTCAGTACTCAATATCCCAGAAGTTTGTAAACCGTTTTCAAAAAACTTTGCCGCTGTTTGCTCAGCAGACATTGCGGTCCCAAAAGTTTCACGGCCTTTTGAAATGGTGAAAATACCCATCACCCCATCAATACCAAAACTTCTAATGTGCATTATGTCTTTTTCATTAATCTGGCGGCGCACACCGTCAACTGTGTAAAAATACTCTAAAGCTCCGCTTACTTTATTTCTTATCACTTGCATGTTTTGAGGTAATAAAGGATCCAAGGAAATAATCCTTTTCCCATTTGCACTGCGAATAATTTCTGTAAATGAATTACCCCACAAAACAATGCTTACGACTATAAATAACAAAAAACGACTCTGGGTCATTTCGTAGTTAGGAGAGCTACACAACACGTTATAAAGCGGGTGATTTCTTGCTAATGAACTGCTTCCATCTGGATTTGCTTTATAAAGTTTTAGTGGCAATGTTGAGACGGTTTCTGATACAAGCCGCACACATGCAAAAACGGCGCTCAATTGAAGCGCCGAATCTACTGTTACAAACTTACCACTAGCTGTGCTCTGTAAGTTTTGAAGCACATCAGGGGTTAGGCTGAATTGTCCATTTAGCCCCAGAAACCGCAAAGCCGCTTTAGCCGCTTTGGCTAAGCGGTTTGGTTTCTTTGTCATACACCCACCATAATTGGATCATCATAAAAGTCATTTGGATCAGCCTCACCTGCCAAAATCATGGCGCGATTAATCCCCATCAATAGAGCAATACCTCCATCGATTTTTTTGGAATTATTTGGCTTACGTGGAAAAACGTTGTCATTAGCATCAGGCTTGGCAACGATATTACTTATCATCCAAGTCAAAATCGGGTTGCCATCATGGTGAAAACGTTTTGCCGCAATTGCTGCTTCTAATTCGCGCATAGCTGGAGAAAAAGACTTAGTTGTTTTTGGGATCTTTACTGCTGTATATCCCTTTTCTTCCACCTTACTCACAATCTGGAAACCGCCCCATTCATCAAGCGGAACTTCTGATAAAGCCACGTGTTGGGCCATATCAGTAATGTCTTCAGCAATCTTATTAAGATCATTTTCAGCCGTGTCATGTGCATCAATTAGCCCCATGTTGTGCCATTTTTGATAAAGCTTAATAACCTGCTTTTCTTCACCGTTAAAGATTGTGTCTTCTGGAATATAGAATTTTGGAGCTATACAGTAGTAGTGAATTTTTCCGTCACTTTCACGGCGATAAAACAAATTTACTGCCGCGGCCAAGTCAATTTTTGATGCTAAGTCAGCACAAATTAAGCAAGGAACTGCTTTGAAATCTTCAATAACTAAATCTTTGTTTCCGCATGCTTTCCATTTTTCGATATTGAAAAATGCTGTTCTTGCAGATACCCAAACATTTAGATGTTTTGTTTTAAACGTATTTTGGCGCGATGGATGTTGAACCGCTTTTTTTTGCTGTGATTCAAGGTAATCGGCATAAACAGAAACATCATAATTAGGATTGGCTTTCTGCAATACTTTTGGATCAGTCCAGTCATCATCCTCATCAATGGTCCAGATCCAACCGAAGAGTTCATCGTCTTCAATGACACCCATGAGCATTTGCATAACTCGATCACGCAAGTCATAACAAGGCCCCTCAATATTAAATCCAGCAGTTGTAATCGTAAAAATAAGAGGTTGACGGCGAGCACCCATACCAGTTTGCATGGTGTCATAAAGACGTGAGTCAATATGCTCATGATATTCATCAACGATTGCGCAGTGTGGTGACTGACCGTCTGGCGGATCTCCAATCAACGGCTCAAAAATAGAGCCATCTGTTGGGATTTCCAAACTTGCCGCATTAACAACAATTCCTGTCTCTTCTAGTAAATCAGGAGATCTATTTGCCATTAATCGAGCTGGTTTAAAAACCTCCCATGCTTGCTTTTCGGTGGTTGCTCCAGAATAAACCTCCGAGCCAAACTCACCATCATTACAAAACATATTCAGCGCAACGCCCGCCGCGATTGCTGATTTACCATTTTTTCGCGGTACTTCCCAATAACTTTCCCTGAATCTCCGATAACCGTCTTTTTTTCTAACCCAACCAAAAGTTACTGCTATTCCAAATTTCTGCCAATCTTCCAAAGATATAGTGAGTCTTTTTAAGGCCCACTCACCCTTCGTATGAGGCAATAATTCAACAAAAAGAATCTTTTTTTCGGCAAGTCTTGGTTCAAATTTATATGGAAATTCGCGTTTTTTTGATTTTTTTAAATCATCTATGTGACGTTGACAGGCTAACCTTACCCACTTACATGCAGGAATTTTGCCAGCAATAACTGCTTTCGCCCATTTGTTGGCAGCGTCAACATTGGGATATATAGCAGCCATTCAAATCCTCACATTTCTAAGACCTTAGCAAATGCATTACCTTTTTTCTTCTGACTAGCTCCAGTAATTCTATTTCGTGATGCAGGATCTAGCCCAAGCAAAGCGCCAAACATAGTCATTTGTCTGGCTGCTTCATTCATGGCTGTAAGAGCTGGGTTTTTAACTGGACCGCCCTGTGCGCCCGCCACAACAATGCCGTTATATTGAACTTCACGTTGTGAATTTCTCCAGTTTTCATAAGCCATACAGAAGCCTTCAACGTTATGCATATCCGTTATACGAAGAACTTTGTTTTTTAGAAGCTCTGGAACAATTGACTTCCAGATTAGCGGGGCAAACTCCAATTTTTCCATGTAGACGGGAACATCGATATTTGTGACCTCAGAAAACTCAGGCGCATTATTATTTAACGGACGTTTTCCGACATTGCCAGATGCTCGTTTTGTTTCGACTGGTTTGGGTTTTCTACCCCGCCCCGGCACGGACGCAATTCCACCCATTTTGTCAACCCTTTAAATTTTTAATTTCGCGTGCGTAAAAATGTGACTAGGGGGGCGGTCATTTAGGCAAAAGCCCTGAACTTTTACCCCACCCCTCCCCATCACGGCGATTTCTGCACACTTTTTGTGCATTTTTACACCTTGGTTTTTCTTGCTGCTTTCGCCTGCTCTTTCATTATCAAAACCAAGTTATCAACATGATCTTCATAGTTAGGGCCAAGCAAATGAAATAATTCAGCAGATGCTCTCAGCATTAACGTAGAGGCAAAAACCTCTTTGGCATCTTTCTGCTTAATCTCATCAAAAAATGGTTTTAGCTTTTGTTCATAAAGTCGGTTGGATGATCGGCTAGCTATTTGAGCCGGAATAGATGCTTGTCTCATTTTGTTTACCTTTGCTGGTGGCAATAAAAAATCCCCATCATTTCTGACAGGGATTAGGTTGCCTAAACAGCGACTCGTATCGATTAACAGGCTTGTGGGTCGCTACCGCTGATCTATTGTCTAGACTTGCAATCCAAATTATCACGGCGATCAAGGCTCACTCGAAGCGTGGCTCTTTCCCTTATTGCAATCAGTACTCAATAGATAATTTAGAATTCTATAATAGCATTCGTTATGGTTTTTTAGGCGGTTGTATTGGCTGTCCATTGATTGCCTTGTTCTGCTTGTTGATAGAACAATTCTTTTGACAAGGCATATAACCACCGTGCTTACGTGTATAAAAACAACCAACGCAATTACATTCATCTTTGAATGAGATGTGAATGGATCCTGCAATAATCATTAGCCATTCTCCTTTGCTGTCTTCTCTTTATGGCAAGCACCACAAAGGCTTTGCAGGTTATCTGGCTCATCATTACCGCCAAACGCTTTAGCCTTGATATGGTCAACGTCTGTTGCTGGCGATATACGACCAACGGCGCGGCATTGCACACATAGATAACCGTCACGCTCTAAAATACTTTCACGCAACTTACGCCATGCATGACCATAACCTCGCTCGGTGGTGGATCCTGTTCGGTCTTGTCGCTTTCCCCAGCCACTTCGATTATGTGCATGATCATCACAATAGCCTTTCTGACTTGAAGACTTGACTAAGTTTGGACATCTGAATTCTCGGCACGGTCTTGACATACATCACCCATCCAATGATTTAGCCTTTTGTTCTGGCTCACCATCTTCGAACATTGCTAACACTTCACTAAGCTGCGCCGATTGCTCTGCATTTATTTGAACGATAATTGAGTTCTGCTCAATCAGTTTATTTGTCTGCTTAATCAGCTCTATATTTTGTTTTACAAGCTCAAGAGCAAATTCAGCTAATGTTTGCTGATCATCCACGTTTTAGTTCCACCTCGTTAAGGGTCCTTAAGTTATTAATACGCCCTTTTAAACGAACGATTATTAAATCAATAGTGATTAGCTCATCACGAGAGAGTCCAGTGCGTGAAAGGTTTTGATATTTCTCAAGCTCACACGAACAAAAATCCAGATCCTTTTTAACTTCTGATTTGTCAGCCATAGACACACTCCAGAAAAAGAAAAGCCCCGCTAATAACTAGTATTCAGCGGGGCCATATATGCCGTAATCCGTCCGGCTAACAAAAACCTCCCGAAGGAGGCTCTAAACAGTTTGATTAAATTCTTGCGGCTATCACTAAATCTCTTAGAGTTACACCTGTATGAGTATCTCTCAGATTAGCTTTCCAATAACCTTGTGTTACCCACTTATCAAGCTCCCAGCAATAAACATCGTCCATTGCCATTTTCCAAGAAGCTATCTCTACCGCTTCAACACCACCAAATCTTTTTACTAGATCAGTTTTATATTTTTGCTGAAATTCAAATTTAACCCTTTCGCTTAACTCAGCAAAAATTTGACCTCCTGAAACCTCACGTTGAATCATGTGCTCTACAAGTTCAGGCTTATAAAGTCTAGTAAGGCGGTTTTCTTCATCAGTGATGCTTACCTGTATATTTTTTAGTTTTCCTTCTAAATCACAATCAAATAAAATAGAAAGAGTATAAAGCCCGTCTTTTTTCTTAAATGTAGAATAACTACCACTTCTCCCCGGCTCATCTAGTTTCATTATCTCGTAATTATTTTTTAAATATTCTTTTAGATTGCTCATATGCACCTCTGCAAAACCTGAAAGGAAAGTGGCAACTGTTCAGGTTAAACAGCTTTTGGAGATCAGCCTAGCCACTCGCTTAGTTTACCCAAAATATTCAAATCTCAGGCAACAAAAAAGCCCACTAACTAAAAGTGAGCTTTGATTATTTAACAATGCTGATCGACCATAACTTCGTCCAGCTTATCAGAAAAGTATCAGAATGCAGTCTGGCTTGTCAACATCATCCCATCAATTTAGATGGAATTTTAAAACGAGATGCGATACGAACTAACCCAAGCATTTTGTCGCGCTGTACAGAATATTCAGACACACCAAGCTTTCTTGCAATTTCCTCCTCATTCTTGAAATCAACATAAAAAATAACAACACATCGAATCCACTGCTTAACCTTATCATTTTCTGTTTGGAACAAATGCGACAATAGATCTTCAACGGCCATTGCATGAAATACGTCAATCTTACATCGCGGTGGCGCTCTAAAACGGCGATCTACCTGCACGCCATTCTCTGCATCAATCACATGACCAAGAATCCCTCTTGAGCCTAAATAGGTTTCATAATTACCGTCTAACAATAGCCATGAGCCGTATTGCTCTAAATGCCACTCAATTGGATGTGCCTCCCAATCAATTGCAACTGTAAAATGTTTACGACCTTGACTTGCTGTAGCTGCATTCATACTTATTAAGCCCCTGTGTTATGTTTTCTTACTTGAATATCTATTTGACCACCCGCCACAATTGGACGGGCATTTACTGAAAGGCTTTTTACTTGAGAGTCGTCACCGATAAGACCGCACTTGGTTAAAGCATCAAGGCAAGGTTTTAAAATGTTATCGATATCTCTAACTTTCCTGTCTGGCATGTGGTAATCAATAATTACCTGTACATCACCCATGTATTGAAGTGGTTGCACAAAACGCTTCATCACCTCGACAAAATGATTGGCGCGTTTACTTAAGCGCTTACTAGCTTTCCCAGAATCAAGCCAGTAATTGTTTATAGACGGCGGGGTGATATTCACACTACAACAAAGCAAAGTATCAACATGGCACTCATAGTTATAACCCTTGATCAAAAATGCTGGGATCTGAGGCGAAGGGTCTCTATTAGTCCGTTTTTTGCCAGTCTTGTTTTTATCAACTGGCAAACGATAGCTACCCCATTTAGGCTTGATCATTTTCACCTCGGCGATTTTCAGTAGCTTCAAGAATTGCTTCTGGTACTTTGTTTCCATTTTTCTTATCGCTAAATAAGAAATCAGACTCCCATTTGCGCTGCTGCTTAAAATGAGATCCAAAGCCATGACGTTTTAAAAATTCTTGCTCTGCCTTTGTACGCCCTTTGATGTGCTGTACAAGAAACCAAACTGAGAAAGCTAGGCCCAATACAATTGAAATTAAAACCGTTAATGCAAGTGCTTCAAAAATATTCATGCTGTTTTCCTCTTGTTGTATGTCATTACATGCATTGCCAACTTGCGTTTAAGCTCTTTATTTTCCTCATCAAGCTCTTTGATTTTTTGGTCTTTCCAAAGCTCTTGTGGAATAGCCCGCTTTTGGATTGGACTAATATCAGTCGTACTAAACCAAGGTGTTGAATCTTGACGAAATAGCTCATCAATCTCCTTTAATCTAGCAAGCTTAATTGATCTATGATTTTCTGGATCAAAACGCTTTTCTAGCTCTTGACGTTGTTTCTCTAACCATTCAAGATCCATTTTTCACCTCAGTACCTTTTGCCTCACTCTCTTTCTTAAATTTCTCAAGCATCTTGGCCCGTCCAAGGTTTACATATAAACTAGCTGCGGCCCGTGTTTCTGGCGTTCTTAGACCGTGGTTATAGGCACAACGCAATGCCATCATTTCTTTGTAATCCATTTCCTTTTTCATGCATTACTCTCCCATTGCTATTTCTTGGTAATACTGCGGATCCAAATCAAGAAAGGTTGATCTAGCCAAATCAGTAGCTAAACGAATAGCCCCAACTGTTCCGTTACGGGCTTTACCAACGATAATTTCTGCAATACCAGCGTCTTTACTCTCTTTGTTGTAAACCTCATCGCGATAGATAAACAAAATCACATCAGCATCTTGTTCAATCTGGCCTGAGTCACGAAGATCAGACATAACTGGTCGTTTGTTTGGTCGGTTTTCTAAAGATCGGTTCAACTGCGACAATGCAATAACTGGACAATTAAAATCTTTTGCGATTTTCTTAAGACCACGTGAAATATCACCCATCTCCTGTACGGCGTTCCCCGTGCGCTGAGGCGGTGTCATTATCTGGAGGTAGTCAACCATAATCGCGCCTACTTTCCCGTGCTTACGCAGCATTCTGCGAGCTTCTCTGCGTATGTCGCTTAGGCTTGGTGCGGCTTTGTCGTTAATCTCGATTTTTGTCTCGGCAATAATCATCATTGCGCGATGAATTAAACCTGCATCCTCAGAAGTAAAACGACCAGAACGGATTTTCTTTAAATCGACTTGCCCAATACCTGAAATAAGACGCTGCATGATCTGCTCGCGGTTCATTTCTCCAGACATAAACAAGACTGGCTCACCTTGGTTTACTGCAACATCGCTCATGATGTTTTGCGCTAGTGTGGTTTTACCCATACTTGGACGAGCACCGATAATCACAAGGTCAGTTGTATCGATACAATCAAGTTTGTTATCTAGCTCAAGAAACCCTGTTTTGATCCCGCGCTTGATTTCGATACCAGCATGCAATTTTTCATGCATATCGAGAAGGTTTGCTAAAACCTCTTTTGAAAGATCAGCAGCAGACATGGTTCTGTCTTCGTGCGAATTGCTCTCCATGTTCGCCACAAGCGTTTGAACTCGGTCTAATGCTGTCTCTGCGCTATAACTAACCGTATCAACCGCAACCACACCGATATTTTTTGATAAATCCTGAATCTTACGGCGTGTAGAGAAATCCTTAAGTTTTTTGATATGGCTATTGAGCAAAGTTGGAATTGCAGAACAACCCATAATCTCAACAAGATATTTTTCAGGAACCGTTTTGACCTCAAGCGAATGAGCGCGGATTAATTCCCAAATCAAAATCTCGTTGTGACCTTCGCCTTTTTCGTGCTGCTGCTTGATGTGCTTAAAAATGATCTGGTGACGGTCCGAGTAAAAATCTGTCACATCGAGCAAATCGATAAACTCACCAGCGCCCTGCTCAATTGTCATGAGCGTCACAAGCACTGATTGCTCAACCGGGATAGAAAACAAATCGATCATGCGTTCATCCCCTTAAAGCGTTTCGGTACAGTTGGGACACGGCGTTGTTGATTTGTGTATTCTGGAATTTCAGATGGTGCTGGTTGCTCAACCAAACCAGCCGCTTTCAACCAGAAATCATTTTCCCAATGTTTTTTGTTCAACCAAGCCGAAGGAGCTGGAATAAATTCACCATCGTTTTTGATCCAAGATGAATCCAACTTGTGTGCATTCAAAACAGCAATGAGTTTTTCAAGTGAGATAACTCGAATGTGTTTTTCAAAAGTTTTGAAAGTTCCTGATTTATCCGATTTACGTTTGCAAGTTGGATATGCATTCCAGAAAACCTCAAAATCTTCTGAGTAATTTCCCTTTGTTTTAGTATTTGTTTTTATATTGTTATTGTGTGTCGAATTTTTAGATAGCAACTTATCTAAATTTTCGACAGCAGAACCCGTTTTGCTATCTAAATTTTCGCTACCAGATGTGTTTTCACTATCTAAAATTTCGCTATCTAAATTTTCGCTATCTAAAAAATCGACAGCAATAATACTGTCAGTTAGCGTGTATTCAGATACACGGTTTTTAGAAGATTTCTTAGAAATTACACCCAATTCTTCAAGCGTATTTAAGCCCTTTAAAACCGTATCTTTGTTGTAGCCAGTTTGCTCAACAAATTGAGAAATACTCATTGAATCAGTTGTTTTATTCCAGCCGCGTGTATTGCGCACAATAAGCACATAACATGGCAAGGCTGAGCCTTTCATTTTCTTCATGTAACCCTTGTCAATTAAGTCATTAGGGATCATGAAAGCGTTAGAAATAAAATTAGCCATGCTTCTTCTCCAGTTTCGCTATTGCGCCAAAAAGAACGCTGCTAATGTGTGACTTCTGAACATAAGCACGGCAGATTTCGCACTTGTAAGGATTTACACAGGTGTGAGAGTGGTTTTTAGGTTCTGACTGGCTCACGCTACCACCTCCGCTTTTGGAAGGCGTATAAAACGGCGTGTTTCGAGTTGTTTGACAATTTTCTTGCCCACAATCTCTTCGCCAATAAAGTACGTCTGGGTTACTCTTGAACGTTTTTTTTCAAGCACTAGCGTTAATTTTTCGCCAGCATCAAGGCGCTCTTTAATATCCTTAGCTCTGCCCGATAGTTTCTTGTTATTGATATAAGACTCCTCTTGAGCATCACGACAACGGATCATTTGAGAAAGTGGCATTGCAGCCAATTCAACCGCTGTATAAATGCGCACTGGTGCAATTAGCTCAATATCGAAAGCAAGTGGATATTTAGGATCCTCTGCTTTAATTTGAGCCTCGTTAGCTCTGTATCTCATTTATCACCAGCCTTGGGTGCAACGTAGCCCCCAAACTCACGGATATGATTAGATTTAGCCAAACTGGTGACTATTTGAGATGCCATATAATGATTTACGCGCAAACGGTACATTAGAGACTGACGCAACTCTTCTTTGGTGATTGCGGCGTTATTCTCGTCATAACCTTTGCTTTTTAAATTGCGCTTTTTAACCGCCATTAATTCGCCAACAATCGCCATTGCTGGTTCATAAAACGATTGGACCTGACTTGTTTGCTTGTAATCAGCTTGGGATTGAAATTGACTATTCATGAAACTTCCCCTATTGCTTGATGCGCGCGATTGAGGTGCTTCAATTCGTCAGGGTGAAAAACTTTGCAATTTGCCGAAACGTGATTTTCGATATAACGATCATCGCCAAGATCTTCACCAATCAAGCAAGTGCGGCATTGTTCCCCGTTGAATTGAGAGCATTTGTTTTCGCAAGGGTGTTGTGATAAATTAGATTTCATATTCATTGACCTCGAAAATTAATGAATTACCAAAAGCTTGATTTCGCCGATCAAGCTTTTTCTTTTTGTATTTTGGAAATGTATTTAGCCGCTTCTGACTTAAGTGCTTCACGAAGTTGGTGAATGTGGCTTTCCATTTCTTCTAAAATTGTTTCCGTGTCTGCCAATTCTGACGGCGTTACCACCCCATCTTCTAAAACCGTATGAACCTGCTGATTAGCTTGTCCGTTGTTGATATTTATATGCAGCAAAGTTTCAACAATGCTCACCTCATGCGCTTTTTCATCCGCTTGATTAGCTGGTACTAATACATAACCAAGCATATGCGCCCATGCCTTAACCAATGCCGGGTTACGAGTGAACTGAATCATTGCTTCGAGCTTTTTGATGCTCGGTAAATGTGATTCCATATTTGGATTTGCATAATTAAGGACGCTCTTGTACGAGTCACCCAAAACATTAGCGATTTCTTGTGGTGTGATTCCCTGTGATTGGTGAATCATCTTGTAAATTGCTGTTTTAGCCTCTGGGCTTAAGTTGATTTCACTCATATGTGAATCCCTCTATAAATTTCACGTATACGCACATTTGTTAATTTGTGAGAATTAGCTCACATTGTTGCTTTTAAGCTCTTGTTAGTTTTTCTTGAGTAATTGACTGTGTTAAACAATTTTTCTTCCACAAATCTTCTAGTTTTTTCCCTAGATCATATGAAAGCCGTTTACCACACAGACCTCGCTCTAAATCGCTAACGTAATTTTGAGAGCAACCAACCTCAGTGGCGATCTGTGTCTGTGTAAGCCCTTTTTCTCTAAGCTCACAGATCATCTTTTGCCATTGATTCATGAAAATCTCCGATAATTTTTACCAAATATATAGGTTTTCCGATATTTATACAATAGCCAAACCGATTGAAATATGTATCAGAATTCCGATAGAAATAACGATGGATACTTTTGTATGGCCACTTTGGGTGAGAACTTAAAATCTATTCGCAAAATCAAGAAGATGACTCAAAAAGAACTTGCTCAGAAGTCCGGTGTAAAACAATCAGTTATTTCCGACTTGGAGACCGGCAATGCAAAGTCAACTGGATCAATAATTGAGCTGGCTAATGCTTTGGGTGTAACCGCAGAAGAATTAAGAAAGGGTGTTACTGGGTATTTTGACAATAATGTTGTTCCGGTAAATCAAAGGCTCATCCCTGTCCTTTCTTGGGTGCAGGCAGGAACAATGACATCAGTAGAAGCTATCGATCCTCATAAAATTAATGAATGGCTACCACCATTAAGTGCAGATGACCCAGATGGGTGTTTTTATTTGCGAGTCGTAGGGGTGAGTAATTTCCCAACATATATGGAAGGCGATTACATTTTGGTAAATCCCAACTACCAAGTATGCGATCTGCTTCCTGAAGATTTAATTGTTGTCCGAAATAATTCGGACGCAACTTTTAAGAAATTGGTAATTGAGAGTGATCATCGCAAGTATTTACAAGCGCTAAACCCAAACTTCCATCCTAATATTATTGAATTTGAAGATGGCATGGAGTTGGTTGGATTGGTTATTGATGCTTTTAGACCGTTAGGGGGTTCTCGCCCTAAGCGTGTAAGAAAGAGTTAGGAGTATATTCGTGATCAAATGGATAAAAGAGTGGTGGCGTGGGAAGTATACCCCTTTTGAAAACGACCCTAATAGTGATGCATTCTTTGTTGGGTTCAGTATGGAGAAACACTGGACTTCTAGATTTGCGCATTGGGTTGTCAGTTTAATCGGTGATCCTGAAAAGCGTGCTAGGCTGTTAGCTGTTATTGCAGTCGCCACTTTTCTTATTCTTCTCGGCAAGAATCTCTCCAATATTGATTCCAAGCAACAAGCCGCAAATATAGAGAAGAACAATACCGATCCAAAAATCAAAAGTAATGAGATTCAAAAGTAAAACAAAAGATATTGTGTTAAATACAATACCAATAAAAGTGTATTTTTTCATATAGACCCCGCCAACCCTATGTGGGTTTTCTTATATTCATTTAAGCAGATAAAAATCGGAATTTCTATAAAAATATCGGATTACCTATTGACTATAAATATCGGAAATGCGATATTTACCTCGTAGACAACAAAAGCCCCGCACGGCGAACACTGCGCGGCATTTAATACGAGGTCAATATGAAAGTAAAAACAATACAGAGTCAAACGACTCGCCCATGCTGCACTCAGCCGCAGCCAGCAGATTTTCAACATAGCTGGCGCGATCACTTCTGGCCGAACTTCAAAGACACTTTGCTTATGCTTGGTTTTTTATTCATCGGGTATTTGGTGTTTATCGGTTTAATTGCTTTGTATTCAATTCTACGAGGTGGCTAAACATGTTTTATAAAACCAATAAACCAGAAGCTATTCAAGCACATGTGCAGTTCTTTAAGGATAAATCGGCATTGCATGAGTCGGCTAAAAATTTTGCAGCAGAATACGATGCAACCGATGTTGTCTTAAACAATAGAAGCCAGATCTTTTTTGCAGGTCTTCAATTTAAAAATGCAAACAAAATGAATTTGCATGTTTGGAGAAAGCCATCTTCTCACTATTACAGCATTAGCCACCTTCGTGTAAGAGCAACCAAGAAAGAGCACAAAGCTGAGTGGGAAAGAGAGAAAGAACGTTATGCGGATTTGTTAAAAAAACACTTCCCAAATGGCGAAAAGATATCTCTTGAACCATTTTTTAATTCATTGGGAATTTCTTCTGGAAGCCTGATTATGAGCGGCTTTGGCTGGTTTGTTCACGATGGGTGGATGTACATAGATACAAGCTTAAAACTGGACCATTTAACCGAAATCTTAGGCTCTGAATATCTGGCAGCACAACAAGCAAAAAATAAATCAGAAAAGGAGGTTGCCTAATGGAAAACCTAAATTTATCCGCTTTAGCAACAAACCTTGCTGAACAATGCAAAAGTTTTGAAGAGTCTCAGGAATACCAAGACATGCTCAAAACTCGTGTTGAGAAGCTTTACAAGGATGCAATTGATGATGTGTTTCGTTGGGGTGAATTTCCAAACCGAGTTAAAGAAGCAATCAAAGAAGCTATGCCAGCAAATGTTGGTGATTTTGTAGACTTGGCTAAATATAACACCTTGGTAATGAGTACCCTTAAATCAACATGGGAAAGTTCAGGAATTCAAGATAACGCAGTACAACAAATTCAGGCCACTTCAATGAAAGCAATTGAGGAAATGAAAATACCTGAATTTGTCTTAATGTCAGAATTATTTGAAGCCTTCATTGAAGCAAATGCCGAAGATGCTGCACAAGAAAACTGGGAAAGACCAAATATTTTAATGAAGGAGTCGGAAAACTCTTATTTAAGTGAGTATTGGCAGATAGGTTTTGAAGCTCAAGAAAAAGAAACATACAGTTATCGATCAGCTAAAACACATGGTTTTGAGTTTGAGAATTGTTTAAATATCTGTGCTGTTTATACGGATCGCCGAAATAAAACATTCAAGATGCATGGTGAATATAAGTGCTATGAACTTTATGCGGGACAAGTTCGTGGGATCGTGCTTGGTAAAAAAATAATCGACCCTCATACCAAATTTGAAAAATTAATGTGCGCTCTCTTTTATGGGAACTCATTTCTGGTTTGGGACAATTTTGATCCCGAAGATCTTTATTACCCTAACCAATATTAAGGAGATTGTTATGGGATTAGCTAAATTTTCAGCAAAACTCAATTACACCTCCGATGGTGGTTGTGAATATTCGGCAAACTACAGACAGAATCCTGGTAACCCAGATGCAAAAAAAGTCTTTTTAGATTTAGTTGAGCACTTGGCATGGATGGGTGCGGTTGGCGGTCAAGCCAGCGAAGTGGTTGAAGTTTTTAATCGCGGGCATAACCAAGGCTTAGAGCGTCTTAAAGAATTAGATAAACAAGAGGGTGTTTCTCATGAAGATGTTAAATAAAAATGAAGCAAAACTTGCATGGGCAAACGGCGAACCACTTCTCATTGATAACAATGGTTGGACTGAATTTTTCCCGAATGAATGGAGCTTTACGGTATTTGAAAACTATGCATTTGCCCTAAAGCCACGAGAAATACAAATAGGTGAAATGTTAGTCCCAGAACCTATCCGGGAAGCACCAAAGAAAGGCACTGTTTGTTTTGCTCCAGCTCTTGCAGCAGTTAAGCCTTACTTTCAATTTAAATGGCGAGACACTAAGCAAGATAAATTACTTTTAGAGCGTGGAATGGTCCATTTAGATGAGTTCAATGTAATCAAACATGCGGTTGCACTGGTTCGCATAAGCGGTGGAAGCTGCGTAATCAATCTTAATACTCAATCAGAGGATTCAGTAATTGAAGTGAGTACATCTGAGCCAACACATCAAGAAGCCGAACAAGCCATTGATAACTTGTTTAAAGAAACAAACGAGCCAGCAGAAGCGATTTTGGAACTTACAGCAGAATCAAATTATGAATCTGAATTAAAAAGACTGCTAGATGACTTGGAGCAAACTATAACCCCAGAAAGTGCAAATGATTTGGTTAGCTCTACAAGACATTGGACCGAAGAACAGCGCAAACCATTACTGGACGCTATTAACTATCGCCTCATGCAATTTAAGCCACCTGAGCCGAAAGAACCACCTTCCCTAATGGTTCAGATTCAAACGGCACCAGACTTAACCGCCCTCGATATTCTTGAAGTGGATGTCGGTGCAAAACCAGTAGAAATTCAAGCGAAATTAATGGGTTTTATTAAAAAACGCCGATTTGAATTAACTCAAACCGTAAACACGCAAGTTGTGGAGACTGAGTGATGAGCAACCCTGAAACAATTGAAATACACGGCTTAAAGACGATTCATAAACTCTGCAACTTTGCTGCTGATCGAAGTATGGAAGGAAGCACATTTACTGAAATTGTAGAGCGCATGTTTAATGAACTTGAAAAAAACAACATTTGTGAGATTCCAGAAGGTTTTTTATTGGTTGAAAAGAAAAATACCGAAGACTGGTATCTGGATGAAGATGAAGGTTTGTGGTTGGAACATGACGGAATCGATGGAAGTCTTTGTGATCTTAGTGTGGGTGAGGTTAAGCCCGTTCAACATAAAGAATATTTAATTACGCAAAGTCGTACATTATATGCAGCCAAGGTCTGGAATCACAATGACGACCATATTGCATGGCAGTTTTTTGAAGATGAGGCGGTAGCGAAGAGAGCTGCGGACTGGTGCAAAAAAATGTATGAGGTGACTGAATCTGGTAGCAGTTGCATTAAATATCAAATCCAACCAGTAGAGCTACCAGAAAACCTTTTTAATTGGTTTCATCCAGATATTGAACTGTTTGACACTATTGAAGAAGGTGCCGAAGCCTATACAAAAGAACGGTGGGAACAACTTAAGGTAAATCTTGGGGTGGAAATAGAGCCACAAATCTTGGATTACGATGACATTCCAAATATTCCAGACGATGCAATAGTCTGGTCTAACTGGAAACCAGAACCCCCAGAAGATGGCTTGTTTTTAATTGCTTCTTTTGATTCAGAAGATGGCCCTGTGCTTTGGTGGGCTAATCCACATCAAACCACCCAATAGAACCTAAATCAATTTAAAGGAAATCAAATGAAAGACTTAATTAAAAAAATCCACGAGCAAAACGTAAAAGCTGGTTGGTGGACTGATTTAGCTACTGGTGAAAGCCTTACTTCAAAAAATGGCGAACCAGCTAAACGCAATGTGCCAGAAATGCTTTGCCTCATCCACTCTGAAATTTCAGAAGCAATGGAGGGGCATCGCAAAAACCTTATGGATGACAAATTACCCCATCGCTCAATGCTTGAGGTTGAGCTTGCTGACGCTGTGATTCGTATCTGTGATATGGCAGGTGGATTAGGTTTGGATCTGGACGGCGCTATTCAAGAAAAACTTGAATACAACAAGCAGCGCGCAGATCACAAAATTGAAAATCGATTACTTGCTAACGGTAAGAAATTTTAATTCAACCTTTTAACAATCTGGAGGGGAAAATGCCAAACGAAATTTTAGAAGCTTTACTTGAACTTGGCTTGACCCCGATAGATTGGGTTGATGCAAGCCAGTTTGCAAAGCTAACAGGCATTGAAGAGCAAAAACTATTTCATCGCCGAAAAAAGTGGCCCGAAGATAAAGTTTGGGCCAAGCAAGACGGCAATATTTATTATTCGATTAGAGGCTATAACGAATGGCTGACGGAGCAAGCGCAAAGTCGCTACCAAAAGGCGTGCGGATTAGAGCGGGCGCAATCCAAATCTATTTTGAACGAAACAAGCAAGCCTACAACATCACGTTACCACACCCCCCGACTGCGGAAGGTATTAGCGCAGCCGCTAAAATTAGAAGTCAACTAATTACTAAGGCTGAGTGGGGAATTTTAACCGATAAAGATATTGCAGAGGCTAAAGGAGAAAAGATAGATAAAATGCACCTTATTCTTAATAGCAATGAGGTGCTATTTCAGGAAATCGCGCAAAAGTATTTGCGCCAGTGCGAGGCAAACCTAGATTCAAGAAAGGGCTATACAAGAATCTTGAATTGCCACTGGATGCCGCACTTTGCCCTACGGCCAATAAATCAAATCACGAATGATGAAATAAGGGATTTGATTATTGATAAAAACTTCAAGACAGCAAAAACCCTAAATAACAGCTTAATACCTTTGCGTGGTGTATTTGAAGTTGCAATGAATAGTAAGTTGATTTTAGATAATCCAATGCATGGGATCGAAAACAAAAGGATCCAGCAAGCTATACCCGATCCATTCAGTAGGGACGAAATGAATGCCCTACTGAAATGGCTTGATAAAAATCTTGAAGGGAAAAACCGACTTTACTACTGGTTTTATGAGCTGGCCTTCTGGTGCGGTTGCCGCCCTTCTGAATTATTCGCCTTACGTTGGAATGATATAGATTGGTTCAATGGAACAATGCGTATTAGTAAGAGCAGGGTAAGAGGTTATGAAAAATCTGTAACTAAGACACATACCGTTAGGGATGTTTATTTGAATGATAGATCTAAACACGCACTTACGGAAATACAGAAACTTGGGTTAAGTAGAGATTACGTGATGATTTGCCCTGAAACTGGCTTGCCTTTCTATGACGAAAGACCGCCAAGATTCAGATTAAATGAAGCTATGAAGGCTTGTAAAATTCGTCATAGACCTGCTTATAACGCTCGACATACATATGCAACAATGTTGCTCATGGATGGCGTAAACCCCGTGTTTGTAGCCGACCAAATGGGCCACAGTTTACAAATGCTTATGAAGCGTTATGCAAAATGGATGCACGGCGACAAGAACAAAATTGAGATGGCTAAGCTCAACACATCCTGACAGGTTTTATGACAGGACGTGGTGTAAAACAATCACATTCTATTAGATTGAAAATTGTTAAGTTATTGATTTATAACAATGGCAAGTTTATAGAGTGTGATTGTTTGCTATCTGAGTGGGTTCGAGTCCCGCAGGGCGCACATATTTTTAATAGAGTAAGATACTTAATCCTTCACTTCAGCCAACAACGTTTCAGCTGCAAGTTTGCCTAAATTATTAGAAGCAAGTGGGCTATCACCAGTTAACAATCTACGGTCTCTATGACATTGACCTGTAATGCCTTTATTTAAAATTTCCACACCGAGTTTTTCAAGGTTCTCACCAACTAGCCAAGGTAAAGCACCTGGCATATAGCCAATATCGATATTCGCCCCTGCATCTAAAGCATCAGGGAATACACAAATTCGATAACCTTTGAAAATATAGTTTTCAGGCGCTTCGTCTACAGCCGCAGCCAATAACGCAGCAGGTCCATGACATAAGGTAATAATAAATTTATCATGCTCAACCGCCCATTTAAGGATTTTCTTTACTTCAAGACTATGCGGAATTTTAGCTAATACGCCATGCCCACCCGGAATAAATACAGCCGCATATGGTGAGTTTTCTCCCACTACTTTTTCTAAAATATCAGCCAACTTTAGTGGATTTTTTAATTTATCTGCGTATTTATGAAAGGTGTCTAACACCACTTGTTCTTGCTTTGGCATCGCCCACATTTCAAGCTTGGCTGGATTTCCTGAAAGTGTCGCAACATCAATTTCAAAGCCTGCATTATCTAAATGAAACATCGGTAAAAGCATTTCTACAGGATGATTGCCTGTTGAAAAGAACTTACCGTTTTGCATCTGGATGTAACGCTCATCAGTCGCAATCATTAAGACCTTTTTATTGCCCGTATATGGCGTTGAGTACGTAGTGCCATCGTAATCGGTTTTAGGTGCAGTATATTGACTCAGTGAATAAGGTGATGGGAAAAAGGCGTTATCTTCAGCCAAATCTGGAGTAGGATTTTTATCATCAATATTTGCGGTATTCATTGTTACTATCCTTTTTCATCAGTATGCAAAGAAATAATAAGGTAAGAACCCATTTTTATTTCTTACTTAA